CATAGTGCCACCCTTTGCACCATAGAGATTATCTTTGATGTCATAAGGTGGATCAAGATAAACAAATGCATTAGATCGTTCCGAAGATTCATCTAGGATTTGATCATATGAGTAATTAGTTATCGTCCAATTATGTATAAGTTGTTGATAACTACTCAATTTAAGAATCCCTTTGCGAGAGAAGTTACTAACAGATGCCTGACTTGAGAATGACGATGATTGAGACAATCCAGAGAAGGAGCACTTATTAACAACATAGAAGTAGATGGCGGTCCACAAAGGATCTGAATTATCTTCCTCTACATACTGTCTTGCAGAAGTGAACAATCCCCTAGCACGATCTGGATCTGGATACTTTGATTTTAGATCATCAAGAATCTTCTCCATTTTTGATCCATTCTCTTGCAACTGTTGCCAGAAGGTTGCCAGAGGATAATGAAGATCATTTACCCAGACTTTCAGATGAGGATACTTCTTAGTGAGATATATGGCAACACTACCACCACCAATGAAGGGTTCATGATATTCCTTGTAATCCCTTAGATCAGGAAAGTAAGGATCCATTTTTTTACATGCCCTAGACTTGCCTCCAGGGTAGCGGAGAGGAGTTTTAAGCGACTTCATATACGGGAGTGTAAGGTGTGTGAATCTCTTTTGCTCGATAATGGTCCAAAATTGCTGTTACGGTAGCAGCATTAATGGTGTATACTTCGGAAACATACTTCCAGTCATAAACTCCAATAGTTCTACGCTCAACATCAATAATTAAAATATACTCAAACGTCTGATTATATTCATCAAGAGTATCTTTGCGGAAGTTTTTCAGAATAACGCTAGGAGTCTCCTCTTTTTTGAAGGCATCTTTAACTTGCTTGAACTCGTATTTAATATTATCCTCATCTACAAAATCATAACCTACTCCATCAACCCACCCCAAAGTATTCCTTGAATACTTCTCAAATGCTTTTTCAATTTTCCAAGAGCGCCAACCATAGCACTCTGATGGCATTTCCTCTCGTTCAAACTGTTCAAAAATAGCATCACATTCTTCCCAGAATGCTTCGAGATTGAACTCATGCAAATTAATCATAATAAAATAAAGTAAGAGAATCAGAGAGACAGACTCTTGTTGGGAGTAATAATAGAACTGAACATAGATTCGTACTCAGAGACCATTTGATCTTGAGTTTCAGAAACATACATAACAAACTTCTTACTAATAGTAAGTTCTTTGACGTTCTTTGACAAGAGTGGTGACCAAGGAGCAAAACCAATCTGACCATTCCCTGCAGGAACAGCAACAATCGGATTTGCAAAAGTTACAGAATCATCAGTCTCTTCAATAAGATCACAGATGATATCTTCACCAGTTGTGGTGCGGACAAGTTTAACGTTCATTTAGATAGCCTCACGTTCAACAGTAATAGAATTTAGGAAGTTGGTGAGTCTAAGAACCTCACCTGCCATGACACGGTATCCCGTGCCAACATAAATTTGTCCAAGGAGGACAGTGGCGGTCATAACTGCCCAGAAGTAATAATACATTCTGGACTTCTTCTGTCTAGGTTGTTTTTTCATTTGAATTCACACTCACACATGATTTCAGTTAGCGCCGCCAGAAGATTAATTTCTTGATCGGCAACGAAGGCAACCTGATACTGATACTTAGCAATAATAAGCACAGCAGCAGGAATGGTAGAAGGTACAAGGGATGTGTAACAAGCATCGTAAATACGACGCAAAAGTACACCAGAATCGTTGTCCAGATTATTAACGACCCATTTACGTACTTCAGGGAAGTTCTTCTCCTTAAGTCGTTTAACCAACTCATCAGTTTTTACCTCACTAAAGGACGCTAGGATAGCAGAGTCAATTTTACCACAAGCAGAGTATCTTTGACACTCATTCAAAACACGACGCCAATCTGGGAAGTGTTTGTTGATAAGTTCTACCAGGACCTTGTTATCATATTCAACACTCTCTGCATCCAAGATTTGTTGGAGGCGTCCAAAGAACTTGGATGCCATCTCTGGACGCTTTCCTGCTGGGATTGAGAACTCGACCACTGCACATCGGGAGTGGAGGGGTTCGATGATTTTGTTTTTATAGTTGCAGGTGAAGATAAACCTACAGTTGCCACTAAACTCCTCAGTAAACGCCCGTAGGAGGAGTTGTACATCATGGGTTGTGTTATCTGCCTCATCAATGATGATGACTTTGTGTTTAGCATCTGACGTAAGCGATACGGTCGAAGCGAAGTTCTTCGCATTGTTTCTGACAGTATCCAGGAATCGTCCTTCATCGGATCCGTTGATGACATAAACATCTACTCCCAGTTCATTGCAGAGTGCTTTGGCAATTGTTGTCTTGCCACACCCAGCAGGTCCAGCAAGAAGCAAGTTAGGTACTTCACCCTTTACCAAGAATTCCTTAAAGGTCTTCTTAATATCATTAGGAAGAATACATTCTTCAATAGTTTTGGGTCGATACTTTTCAACCCAAAGAAATTCATCACGCATAACGATAGTTTGCATTAATCAAAGTTCTGATAGGAACGTCTGTTGGACACCTACCAGTGTGTATATAATTTCCCACAAATAAGATCAACCTGTTTTCCTTTGCTTCAATCACCTTCTTGATGGTTAGATCTTCATCGGGAGGAATGTCAAAATCATCATGACCATCGCTCATTTCATTGTAAATGATTGTTGGTGCATCACATGTAGTCATGTGAAGGATTGAAGTGTAGTGGGGTCCACGTCGATCTACGTGGGGGGAAAGAGTTATTTGTTCCTCACCCCTATATGTGGTCATGTCCATTCTAACAGCAAAAACTTCTGTAAAATTATACTGATGGACAATTCTATTAGTGTACTTTTTTATGATGTCAATTTCTGGATCATAGTCATACCACTTGTCATCATAATCATGATCAAGAATTGGAGTTGAAAATCCATAATTGAGCTTATGATCTCTCTCTTGCTCTTTACTCAGATCAAGACGAGGACCCCAAACACAACTCCCCTCCATGTACGCTTTTAGTTCACGAAATTCTCTCTTAGTTAAGAAGTCATCGATGACTACTAAGTCAGGTCGATCAAGTCGGTTTCTGAGTTTCATGATTAGGATCAGTGATAATCAAAAGTAAACGTAGTCCAAGATTTGGGGACAAGTTGCACTTAGAAAGAAACAAAAGATGAATTGCTTGAGTTTTACTTAGACTCATGAGGCAAGTTTGCTTACACTAATTGTTAGTAAGAATGTAAGCATAATAACTACGTCCCATGCTTTTGTTCTTACAAAATAAGGAATAGAGATGAGATCAGCAACAAAATTTATGATCACACCTACAAGGACATTGATGTGGAGAATAGTAAAGTAAGCAAGGATAACACCAATACTACCAACTATTCTCATCAACGTTAGTGTTTTCATCAGAATGAAGAATCAGGTTCTAATGCAATATAATAGGTCAGATCATAGTCGTTGTTGGTAAACCGAGACAAAAGTTTACTAGAGATTGCTACATGATACGAACCAGGAAGAATCTTGATATTCTCAACTTTGAAGTTGAAGCAAAATTCAGATTCGGTTTCACCAACAATAACCTGGAAGTCATTTGATGTGTCATTCTTCTTGTCATGGACAACAAGTTTGACTACACCCGCTTCACCAACAACAGATAGGTCAGGAAGTTGAAAGGCAAGAACTGCCTTACGAACTTTATCCAACTGCTCTGTCGAAAGATCAAACTCAACATCAGTTGTAGGAAGAGTGAGTTCTTTGTCTGGAGGCGTGACAATCACACTTGGATCAGCAAAGAAATACTTAGATCGTGTTTTACCTTCTCTGATAACCACATGCCCATCATTTGCAAAATCAAGTTCTGGTTGATGGTGCAGGAAGACTCCACGAAGAAATTGGTTAAGATCATAGATACCAAAGTCTTTAGGGAAGTCTTCAGGAATGTCCGCTTCAGCAAGAATGTTCTTCATCACTGAGATTGTGCGGAGCTTGTTACCCTTCTTGAAAAGAATTGATTGATTAATATCAGAGAAGTTCTTGAGGAGATTGATAGTCTTTTCAGAAAGTTTCATAGGTGCCCTTAGTTTCATTATGAAGTCCAGAGAAGTGATAGAGAAGAACGCAATAATGAATTGCCTTCAGAATGTCTTGTTTTGACTTACCATTCTTCTTACCAAATCGAGACAAGTATTTGATTGCGTTGGATCTGCAGAATGGTTCTGCATCACCAATACTCTCAATCAGGTCCAGGGTCTGAGTCTTAGAGTCCTGGGAAGTATAGTGAGATTTGTATGTTGAGGAGAGGTACTCACGAACCTCTTTCATGGTTTTATCTTCTTCGTACTTCCAAAAACCATTGTTCGCAAGTGGATCAAGGTTCAGTTCAATTTTGTCTTCGGGTTCCATAGTAAGGTCGAATGTAATCATATCACCTGACGCTGTGCCAGGATTGCCAGTCAAACTAATGCCGTCTTCTTCCCAAAAATCTTGACTAGAGTCTTTGAATGGATTGGGGCGGTTAGGATCATTACGATCATAGTCGTAATAGTATTTGGAATGCTCTGCCATAGTAATTTCCATAATAAAAAAAGAGGGGAGGCATTATTATCCTCCCCTATTATATCAGGATACAATCTCCTGGTCAATGGGATTGTAGTTCTTCATCGCATCCTCATCAAGCGAAGGAAGATTGAAGTCAGCATCAACTTTGTCATAGAGTTCCAGGAATGCCTGCTTGGTGTCTTCATCAAATCGATTGATGCA